CCTGATCCGCATTTTGCGACAAAGTGTCTTGGATGACTATGTCACGATAAAACGTCAACGGATCATCGTAACATTTCGGACACACAAGCAAGCCCCGACGTAGACCTGGTTGACGCCGAAGTTGCGATGTACGCCAGTCGAATCCACAAATATCGCATGAGTGCCACGGATCTCCATGGATTCCTGAGTGGCTTTGGTTTGGCATCAAGTTACCTTTTTGAGAGCTTCAAGAAGCTGCTCTTTCGAGACACCAAGTTGAGAGTAAATGTCAGTAGTTTCTACTTCTCCACGACGCTCTTTCCATGCTTCTACCATATTGGCTCTGGCCTCAGCTGATTTAGGAATTCCTCTAGTAGACTCAGATATTTTTCGTCTGTGATCTTCTGATAACGGCCCACGAGGAATTCCTTTGCCACCAGTCTGATTCGGATGCCGTAGGTACTCAGCATCTTCACGAAGTTGTTCAATAGCGTCTTCACGAGTAGTTCCAGCTTTGTGAGGACACTGACCGTAAAAGCCCTTAGAGCAATTACAATTGAAACACAAACACTCATACTTGTCTCTAGGAAAACCTTCACGAGCGGCGTCGACAAGAAAATGATACGACGGACGAGGAGACAAATTCGCGAGTTTCCTGTCTCTTCGTTCCTTCCTCGCACCACCCTCGACGTGTTCCAACGTGAGAAACCAAGGATGATCTGCTCCACAGCAGGAACACTTAAAGTCAAAGGCTTCGAGAAATTGAAGTCGAAGCCTTTTCCTATAAGAGTTTGCTGCACAAGCAGAACAGCGAAGTCCTCGATCTCCTTTTGGATTCGCTGGAAATGCAGTAATCGGTTTTTCTCTGAGACAATCATAACACTTTCTGATTTCTTCTTGCATTTGAGTATTACCTCCTGCTTTAATACTAGCAAAAGGCAGATGTTTATGCAAGAAGAAAAAGTGCTTTGTTTGCAACTACTTAGCTTTGCTTTGCCTATTGTTTGCCATAGCATTGCCAAGTAGCTTGTTATCTATGACTTAAGGGCCGTTGCTGCCAAAGGTCCCGTCAAATACAGTTGCTCCAGTGCTTATCCGCATAAACGATACTTGTTTGACACTGCGGGTATCGAAGTCATCAGCGAAGTCTTCATCCAATTCATGTCGAACGAAGAACTTCAACCGATGAGCCTCTTTATCAGCGATAACGAACCACGCGCTTTGTGAAGTAAAGTAATGACAGACGAAGTAGTTCAAATCCTCTGCCAAGATCGCATTGATTTCGTTATCTGCCGTGTACGGTTCGTGTGGAGAGCCAAAAATTTCTCGGGCTATCCATTTCAGCTCTGGAGGAATTACGACTGTACGAGGTTTGATCGTGATCGGCATACCTTGTGAATCAGGCATACGTTCGAAGAAGTTGACCATCAGTTGAACTGCTGTGAAACTGAGGTCGACATCTGTCGTAGGCCGATTCGGATATGTACCAGCAGAGGCTATGATGTTCACAACTCCAGGAGCCACGCTTGTCGCCGCAGGTCCGCCAAGAAGCGGATGCGACGTATTGAACAACGACAAACCGTCTGTCGTTGTTACTGTCGTGAACCCAAGGTTGAAAACATTGAAAGCCTGTTGCTCTTTCACGAAATGCGCCGAGCGTGCGAGCGCCTTTGGCACTTGGTTGATTACATTGTATTGATCGTCCTCGTAGAGCTCAAACGAGCATCGTACACCGAGACCATAAGTCAGATGTAGATACCGCTTCGAGCCACCTTGAATGGCATCCGAGTACGAGATAGCTTCGCCTTCAGGCTTTTCCACCAACGGTGGAAGGCCTGCAAATTCTACCTCATCTTCGTAAGCCATCTTCGACGTTTCTACGTGGAAGATATGAGAATACTCCTCATCGCGCTGAAGCAGATCGACCCAATGAAGAAATTCATCGTGAAGTCCAGGCGCCATGAGTTGTGCGAATTGTCCACGAACCATCGTCATGTCAGTTCACCTATCCTACCAACTGCTGAAACGCAGGAGCTATTGTGATATAAACTCCTCTTGGAGTAGCAGACTGATCGTTCGGATCAAGTCTGACAATAATCGCAGCGGCATTGGTCGAGAGTGTTAAATCAACGTACCAGTGATTATCGGTATCCTTCGTTAAATTAAACGCTTTCCCAACACTTGCCGCTGTAACGGTGTTGTTAGTTTGAGCTAAGAAAATTGTATCAGGATTTGCAAGTTCGACTGCGATTCGACCGTCAAGAAACAACGGTCTTGTAATGTTTTTTGCCGACGACTCGAATGGTACTGAACCAAACGAAGGTTGTGGATTTGGATTGACAGCCGCTGTCGGGACTACTCCCAAAGCAGCGAGGTTATTGCCAGCCTCTTTACAAAAACCAGCTATCGGTGTTGCTCCAGAGACCCATGCAATCAAGCCTCCATCGCCAGCTTGGACGACTTGAACAGGAGTTCCTGCAAGGAACGTTTGTGCAGCCTCTTCAATCAACCGACGCATTCTCGGTTGATTTCCTGAGACTGTTTGAATTGAGTGAATTTCAGCCGAAACACCAGTTACTGATGCCACTTCGTATCTCCTTTCGTTCTGAGGATACTGTTAACTTTCGTAACAATTGCGACGGGGGCGCGCCACAAACTCGTTTATTTTGCATCAGCGAGATTCGCTGGTATTCCAGAATTGTCTGCTGTTGCAGCATCGACTTCTGCTAGAGGAGGAATATAAGCCGATATCTTCCCTGCCGCAGCAGCTTTGCCTCTAACAATACCTTCAATAGCACTTCCAGCTGAGGCAGTTGCCGCTCCGCTATCGCCAGATGTATTTTGAGCCGAACCGAATCTACGAACACGTCTCTCAGCGTTCTCAGCGTTCCATTTTAGCGCACCGACGTAGTCTTCGCGAGCGATGACTAGAAGTATTAAATCTCCATACATAATACGACCATCTCGTTGAAGCGACGGCGGACAAGGATTTGTCGATCCTGTCGGAGATATGAATAAGACTTCGTCTGGCTTCGCACAGCGAAAGCCCATCGCAATAAGCTGATCGAAGCGCATACCAGACTCTTTCTCACCAACCGAACGGTTGCCCCAATAAAGTGACATGTTATCATTTTTCGGCTTCAGATTGATGAAATTCGGACTTCGTAGAGGCTTAGCTACGATCTGGTCGTAGGGAACAACTCCAACAGGCACAGCCGGTGACGAAGTCTGAGCCGACGGTCGTTGACTCGGTGGCAACGCTTGCGATGTTATTGTCGGAGGCTTCTGAGGATCAGACATTGTTATCTCCCTAAATAGAATGATTCAATTTCATAATCTCTTGCATCTTCGTTACTAGTTCAAGCCTCTTAGGATGATTCATCATTGCATGAATTTTCGAGCCACGTGGTCCAACGAAGCGACACAGTTCAAGAGCTAGATCAACAAGGTCTCTTTTCACAACAACAAAATCCTTAACCTCTAATAGAAATGCTTCGCACCCAGAACCATGCCAAGAGAGTTGATAAACTCTCTTTGAAGAACTTCCACATTTAGAAACACTTCCTCCGAAACGTGCTTGAAGCATTACAAGAGGAGTCGGATCTCTTTGGGTAATTTGAACAACAAGCTGAAGTTCATATTCTCTCAATTGAGCACGAATACATCCTTCGCCATCGAGAAATCCAGCAGCCCATTGAGGAGTAATTCTTGGTATATAATCTGCAAAGTTGTCTGGATTGATCATATAGTCAGTATCAAACTATGTATTGACAAACTGCATACTTTTTTTCCGTTTTGCGTAATTCTCATAGCTGACTTTCATTCTGTCAGCGACATGCTTCTCCTGATCCGTAAGAGCCTCGACACCGTCTTTCTTTTTTCCGTCAGGAGGTGGTGTGATACTCGTATTCGCAGGCTCCAAAAAGTTGTATTTTTTCTTACGCTCCTCTGGATCACGAAGTTCGTCGGCTTTCAGCCCCTTGATGTAGTAGAAGATACCAAGCCATGCTTTCGGATCACCAAGTTGAATAGCTTGATACTTCGTAGCTTGCTGGTCGATTTCGTTCGACCAGACTCTGAAGAGTCTACCGTCCATCGTTTTACCGTTGGAGCCCAAATCCATGTTGTCAAGCTGCTGCTGTGCGATAATACGAGCTGTCTGTGCCGCGCCTTGAATTGCGATTGTTGCTACTGGTGCTACACGCTGAGAGAAAGCCTTATCAGGATCTTCAACAAAGTTGGCAACTTCTTCTTCTACTCGAGGTTTCGGAGGATTAGCTTTCAGCTCCGCTGCGGCAAGCCGTTCTTTCATTGTATTGAACTCACTTTGCAAACCTGTTACTACGACTTTCTCTTGAGAACGCTCGTCTTCGAGCTTCGTAAGCTTCGCTTTCAAATCAGCAGATTCTTTTAGCGAAGCAGCAATTTCCTCAGCGGTTTTGCCTTGAAGTTCTGGTGGAAGCTCCTCTTCCTTCTTCTTTCCCATCTTATCGAACCACGGCATTTTGGACTCCCCCTATTCGCTTAACTCTACCATCGGCAATGTCTTTTTCGTACTGACGAAGATCATCTTTCAGAGCAAGGATTACATCGAGAATACCGACACCACCTTGCGCTCTGAAGATAAGTTCCTGCTTCTCAGACTCCATGAGTTTTTTATTCTCACGAGCGCGTAGATACGACAACCACTCAGAAAAGAGCATCCCTTCAGATGTATTAAGCCACCTCAAGACTCCAGCAGAATTCTCTAAGAGCCTGTCTTTCGGACTAAGATTCGACATTTTGTTCGCTCTTCGCAATTTGTGTTGCTGTATTCATAACTCGTTGTGGGTCTGTAAGACAAAGAATTGCTGACTCAACTTGATTTTGCTTCAAAACAACGAAATCTCTAATAGACATAAGAACATTCATCATCGCCGACTTACTCATATACCTAAGAGTAAAATTTCCTGGAGCGTCATTCCTCTCATGAATTGTTCCTCCAGGGAACTTTATCAAAATCAAATCGAGTAAATCTCTACCCTTCTGATAGAAAATCACCTGAACACGAAGATTATTAGGTCTCCAATTGAAACGAGAACCTCGACTGAAACCTACATTGACACAACCATCTCCGTCAAGAAAGCCAGCAAGCCATTGAGAAGTAACTCTATCAGAGTTATATATCATTGAATGGCTCCAGGAGGAATTTGAGGCGGTTGTTGTGTTTGTTGAGAAATCTGCTGAGTTTGTTGAGTCTGTTGTTGCTTCATCGGATCAGGAATCAAACGGTCTGCCTCGTCATAACCGAAGTCTTTCAAAATCTTTTTCATTAACATGTTAGAAGCTATAATGACTTGAGCAAAATAATCCTTCACTTGAGGAGGAGTCATTACCGATTGCATCGAGCCAAGCAACTGAGCTATAGCTTGGTAATGTCTCATCATCACTTGCGTGAGCATCAATCCATTTTGTTTCTCGACCTCTTTGTTTATCGACGCAGTCGATGAGTAGCAAGGAAGCCCGATCTTACGAGCAAGAATCTTCGCAAAAGCCTCTTTGATTAACTCGGCTTTTTTGTCGCCAAAGAGCTTCAAACGCTCTTCATGATATTTATCTCCAGGACCAAAAGTCCCATACTGTCTACTGAAGAGTCTGCCGAGACGAACATGTGCGTCACGAATATCGGAGACATTGAGATCTTTACGAGAATTACTGTCTTGCATCACCGCTAGTGTCGACATCGCTGAGTAGATACCACGCTTGCCGGTCTGCATACCGGCACCGAATCCTTGCTGAGATGGCGAAACGCCAGAGCGACGCTCTGCGAGGTCGAGAAGCATTCGGACTACGTCAAGATTTGCTGTTGAAATCTCCCCTCCGCCTAACGCTTCAATTTCATCCTTCTCAGCAGGAAGCATTGCTGACGGATAGATTCTATAACCTTGATGCAGCTTGGAGTCAGGGGATACACGCCAAACTCTTGTGTTTGCGACGGTCTGATTGTCTTGATAGCCATTGAAAACCTCGCTTGCGCCTTCTTCGAATGGCCAAATCGTCTCGGCAAAACCCTGACCATGATACATATCGTCGCGACCAATCATACGAGCACCGACGAACCATTCTGACTCGAAGTTGTCGTAGACGACACGAGGAAGTTGGTCCGACTTCGGATGATACGTCGCGATCATTTTTGGAGCAAATTGCTCGTCTTTATAACGCCACGTGACGTAACATTCCCAAATGTCCCATTCTTCATGACCAAAACCTGTGACAGTTTTTGCTCCGAGAGTCTCTTCTTTCTCTACTTGCTCAGTTTCTGGACTCGTTCTGTCGGGTTGTTCGAGAATTTTGTCGACGGCGTCTTTCTCATAAAGACCCGCAAATTTGCGCTCTTCGATCTGATGTCGAAGCATAATACGTTTGTGACACTTAATATCGGCATCTTCGATGGATTTTGCCATCGGCGGTATGTAGAATCCCGTGAACGGAAGTTTCTCAGGTCTCGGACCGGAGTAGATAGTCTTTGTAAGAAAATCCTTGGCCTCGCCAGAACCATCTCCACCAGGGATTAGGAAATCTCGAGTATGTTCTTCCCAAGGGGACTTGTAAGTCACAGTCCCAAACTTGATGCACTCTTTCTGACCCTCGTTGTAAACACGATAAAGATCAAGTTCTTGAGGCTCAATCGCGACATACTGCATGAACTCTTCGTAAGCATCTTTGAGTTCTTGGTCCTGATTGCTTACTTCACCAAGGACCTTAGCCCAATAAATCGGCTGAGTCTTAAAAATTGCCGCCATCGTCTGTGCGTGAAGCGTATCAGTGTGGATTGCAATGATTGGTATAACAAGATTCGATGCATTCTGAAACGGAAACTGACGATTCTCCTCACGAGGCTTTGCGTCATACGCATGACGCCATTTTACGACTTTGTCCTCGTAGAGTTCTTGCATCCCGTTCTTTAGTTCACGGACACGATCTTTCAGATAACGCTTCAAGACAAGTTTCTTCTCTTCTGAAAGACGAGCGGGAATGAGAACTTCGGCCATTTAGCCTCGTTGAGATTCCCAATCAGCGGCGCTCATTACATCATTTTTATGAGCTTCAAGCTGAGTAATAGCTGCTTGAACTCCGTCAAGAATTTCTTGTGGTGCTTTAGACTTCGTAAGTGATTCAAGATAGGTTCCAAGGAAACCAATACCAAGATTGATTAACTCAACATATTCACTTTTCATTGAATCACCGCCTTTAGGTCTTTCTCTGCTTGTTCATAGCCTGAAATAGCAAACTTCAATGCAGCAGTAGCTTGAGATAAAGCAGGAGTTCCTCTCGGCGCTGGAGCACAAGGTGTCGTATCTGTAGCAGCATATTGAGCATTATTGCAATATGCACGTCCAGCGTCAATAAGCAAATCTTTCGCGGCTGTCGCTTTACGAAGGTCCGAGCACAAAGTAGTCATTGCTGAAGCACACTCAGGATGCTTCGCTTTTACTGAGTCAAGAAACGCTTTCGATCCTACAACAAGGTTATAAGCTGTTCTTTCAACAGGAGTACAGCCTATAAGTAACGAAGTTAACAAAAGAGAGACTATAAACCTCTTCATTTTATCTCCTTTTATTTTTTCAACTCTCTAATTGCTTCAATAAGAGGGGCAAGTTGTACACGTATGAGTTCTGCAATTTTCATTTCCCACTCGTTTGGACTAAGTTCACCTGATTGAACAGGTCTCCACTTCGTGACTGGACTGTTGTTATTATTATTCCTCAACCAACCCTTTCCATAACGAAGCAGAATGAACAAAGCGCAAAGAAATAATGCCCCACCGACTCCAACTTGTTGAGCTAAAGGATCGATAACTGACTGAAACAGAAGATGAAAATTCATGATCCATTAGTTTGTGACCATCTCATCAGTTTCGGTCCCCAAATTGACAACTCGCGCGCAGCAACCGCAGAGAAAAGAACCCACAAAATTCCATAAGCACCATGTCGTGTATGCCAATTGTAATCTTTAGAATCGTGATAAATCATCGCTCCAGAAAGAAGCGCAGCATTAACGGCGTTCTTCGCTGCATAAATTAAAGGAACCCGAAGCGAAGCTGGAAAAATCATCTACGTCCTCTCTTTTCTGGTTTTAGACCAGTTGAAGCAACGCAAATCGCCCAAGGATTTACTCGCTTTTGCCGAGCAGCGTTTTTCGCTTTGACTTTTCGAACACAATCCATAAGTTTCTTCGGCATTTTAGTATCATTTGATTGCGATGGAAATTACCACGCTCCCAGGCAAGACTGCTGCGAGCAATGTATTCGATGGTAACGATTCTGTCACGTTCAAGATTGCGCTGACGAAATAGCAATATACTCCCTCGGGCAAGGGAGTCGCCGGGAATCCGTTGTCTACGTAAACCAGTCCCGTGAGGGGTGTGGTTCCGCTGATTACCTGCCAGCCAGCAATGAGTGCGGCTGCTGTTGTAGCTGGACCAGTCGCTGGACATACCGCATTCAGACGATATACTTTGTATCCCAGTGTAGGGTTTGCTGCCGCAGTCGATGAGGCGGTCCAGCTAACTTGTACGCAGTGAACAGAATTCGTACAGGTAAAAGCTTGTGCGTGAGCGGATCTTCCACAAAACACAAACAACGCAATGATCAGTAGTTTTCGCAAACCGAATCTCTCCATCTCTAATTCACTCCAATAGTGTATGGCTGATTTACTTCACGTGCTCCACGCTGATTCGCAGAAAGCATTCGCTGATAAGCTTCGTATTTCTGTGGAGTGCGAATTATCTGTGGTATGTACGCAAGAGCGTCCAGTATATCGACAAATTTTCCTTTAGGGAACGTCGTGTACTCATCGAGAAATTTTTGGAATCGTCGTTGAGTAAAGAAATGTCCCGATTCAAAGATCGGAGCAAGAACGTTTCGTATTCTCCATTCTTTCTTTCTCGTGAGTTCTCCATCTGGACCCTCGACTTCGCCTTTTAGCTCGAGAATCTTCAACGAACGGCCTTGTATCCGGTTGATTTGCTGAATATGATGTCCAATATATCTTTGGGCAGCGATAGTCTCAAGCCCAAACTTAGTGAGTTTCCACTTGTCAGCAAGCTCGTAGATTTTTCCATAAAAACTGTCGTAAGACGAGGCTTCGGCGTAGTAGTCCAGGAGATAAAAATCCCCAACCGCCGATTGACCGACGACAACGATGGCGTGTCGACATCTTCCCAAGCCGGAATTGCCGCTATGATTGGGGTCGACCGCCATCCCAATCGATAGATGTGCATGTACATCGAGGTTTTTTCGAACAACACCTTCGGTGACCTCCGGTACGACTGTGAGTTTCCATCTGTTATTTTCCGAAGGATCTTCGAGAGTGTAGTTGTTGAGCCATTCTGGTTTAAAGTCGGCGTTTTCAGGAGCGGCTGGATTGTTGAGATATTGACACGAGAATGAATACGTTCCGAGACGGTCTTTCAGACGAAGTAGTTTATCGAAACTAAACTCCTCTGGAAAGATTGGCGTATCCGAAGGATGCTCTGGGCAACAGCCGCCCAGAGCAGAGTGGCTCTCGATAGTGAACCAAGATTCGCTTTCGCGTATATGCGAGTTAAGATCACTATACGACCATCGGTTTCCGACTACAAACTCATCGTTTTCGTGCAAATCAGACTCAGGGTTCTCAAATGCACCGACGATTAGTTGGTGGTAGTCGATAGTTTTCTCCATCACGGAGATCGACTCTACGGCTTTACGACCGACTAAGTCGTCTTGTACTAGAATTCCGTCGTAATGTCGAGACTGTAATGCTCCGCCAACGCCGAGGAAGTCAAAAGTTCCCTCTCCGTGAGGGTCGGCCTGAGGACTTCGCTTGTGCTGTAGAGAGTAAGCGGACCAACCACACGAGGAATCAGGCATAATCTCAGGAAAGAGGAGTCTGAAAATAGCCCCGGACTCATAGTGCCTCGATATTCTGCTACCAAGCTTCGCAGCATTAGTGATATTCTCGCAAACTAAGAGGTTTCGACTATCGCGACGATGCATTCGCTTCATAAAAGCGATAAATTCATCTTCGTAGCCGAGAATTCGGAGAAAATCTTCATCTTGCGCGCTGAAAGGCAACGCCCGCCACATAGGGAAGCCTTCGGAGTACACAGTAGATTTGAAATGATCTCGAGGTTCTTCAAAAACGTGCTTCAAATGATCACGTTCAAGGGATTTGCACCATTTTAGATGAAGATTGTCTGTAAGACGACGACGTTTGAGGGCGTTTTTGATAAACCAGTAGAGACTGCCAATGGCATTAACCCTCATTTTGGCGATCTTAACGACGTGAGGGTCTGTCGGGGGAATCGTTAGTGGTATAAAAGTCTGCGTTTCAGCAATTCAGGGGGCTGAAGTGCTTACTGAAGTCCTCCTACTTTGCATTCGCAAAAGGATTTTTATGATCACGAGCGTCGTTTTTCTCAGCCGCTTTTTCTTTCCAAAGAAATCCTTCACGTTCTGCTTCTCTTACTCCGTAATCTCCTATATCTTTCAAAGAACCAGACGGTGGTCCACTAGGCTTAATCGGAGCGTAATTATCTCCAATGACCCCTCGAAGTATTATCTGAACTCTTTCCTTTACTTCCAGTGACTTTGTCCACAGGCTGTTTTATAGGAGGAGGAATATGACCAAAAAATTGTGACATTAGAGTTGTGCCCGATGTTCCGTTCCTGAGCCTCTGTTAACCTTCCCAGGTCTGCGCGCCAACCGACCAGCCGGTGGCCTCGGTGGTTGAGTATGAAAACCGAACTTACCGTTTGT